CTTCGTTGGATCCATCAACCGCGCATACGACAATTCTTTCGCCGCATCTGGTGCAAAGATTGGTGATACCTTGCGTATCCGTTTGCCTAACCAATACACCGTTCGGACTGGTGCCACGCTTTCGGCTCAAGACGTCGCAGAACAAAACACCACGCTGCAAGTCTCCACCCAAAAGGGCGTTGACATGTCGTTTACCTCGGTCGATTTGACCTTGGATATTGACGACTTCTCCAAGCGTTTCATCACGCCTGCAATGGCTGTGCTGTCTGCCTCTATCGAAGCCGACGCGCTGAACATGGTCAAAGACGTGTATCAAGTTGCCAACAACATCGGCAGCGACATCACGCTTAAAAACGTTCTAACTGGCCGCAAGCGTCTTAACGATAGCTTGACCCCAGAAGGCGACCGCACTGCGTTGTTGAACACCAACGACAACGTGAACCTTGTTGATGCTCTGAAGGGTCTGTTCCAAGATAGCAACGCTATCAAAGAGCAATACCGTGAAGGCATGATGGGCCGCACTGCTGGTTTTGACTTCTATGAAACCACGCACTTGACCACTCAGGCTCGTGGCGCTGGCGCTTCGTATCTGTCCAACGGTGCAACCCAAACCGGTTCGGCCATCATCCTCGACACCGGCACGGGTGCAATCAACGCCGGTGAAGTCGTCACCTTTGCTGGCTGCTTCGAAGTGCATCCTGAAACCAAGGTATCGTCTGGCCGTCTGCAACAGTTCGTTGTGACTGCTAACTATGCCGGTGGTGCTGGCACCATCAACATCAGTCCATCGGTTGTGGCGACTGGCGCGCGTCAGAACGTGTCCAACTCCATCGCTGATAACTCGGCAATGACCATCGTCGGCACGGCTTCGACCGCCTACAGCCAGTCAATGGTTTATCACAAGGATGCGTTCACCTTTGCGACCGCTGACTTGGTGTTGCCTGGCGGTGTGGATATGGCCTCGCGTCAGACCTACGACGGCATCTCCATGCGTATGATCCGTCAGTATGACATCAACAACGATGCGTTCCCAGTTCGCCTAGACGTCTTGTATGGTTACAAGACCCTTCGCGCGCAATTGGCCGCTCGCCTGTTGAACAACTAACCAGATCGGGGCGGGGCTTAACGGCTCCGCCCTATTTTTTTCAATTACGTGAAAGGTTTTGGTTATGTCATCAAATACAAAAGCTATCGGTTCGGCTTATGCTGATCCTTTGTTTGACGAGGTTACCGTTAGCGGTGCTGTTGCCGCCGCCGTTGTCACTGCCAGCAGCGAAATTGGCTATGCCGCTGCGGCTGGTGGCACTGTGACGCAGTTAACCGACAAGGCTACCGCAGTTACGCTCAACAAGTCCGCTGGCCAAATCGTTATGAGCAACGCAACGCTGAACACGCTTACTAACGTGACTTTCACCTTGAACAACAGCACGATTAGCGCCAAAGATGTCACTATTCTGAACGTTGCTGCGGGGGCTACTGCGGGGGCTTACAATTGCTGGATTTCCAGCAAAGGCACTGGGTCGTGCACAATCACCGTTCGCAACATCAGCGGCGGCAATTTGAGCGAAGCGATTACAATCAACTTCGCAATTATCCACTGCCTTTAATTGAGTTGGGCCGCTTTCGGGTGGCCTACTTTCTTTGCATCAAGGGGCTAACATGACCGTAACCGACATCATCGCTGATGCGCTAACTGATCTAGGCGTATTGGCTGCGGGTGAAACTGTTGCGGGCGTGGATGAGGCAACTTGTCTGCGCGCGTTTCAGAACATGATTGCATCGCTTCCGGGCTTTGGCCTTGGCGGTTCGCTGCTGTCGGTTCTAGTCAAAACCTCACCTCATGAAGCCGCCGTCAATGAGCAAATCACCTATACTGGCGTTGGCTCCTTGGTGGTCACGTTTCCAAGTGTGCTGCCAACGGATGAGCCAATCATCAACGGAAGCCGCATTGCTATCAATTCAGGGCCACAGGCGGGCGTTTATGTCTATGTTTCCGCCAATGCTTCTTGGCTGGCCGTCAATAACATCACAGGGGCAACTCAGAACCCGCTGGGCATAGACTGCAATCAATCCCTAACCGACATGCTGGCTTATCGTGTGGCGCGGCGCTTTGGTGTGCCAGTGACGCAGGAAATTAGCATGGCAAGCGATAAAGGCGAACGCACCATTGCGGCACGCTTTGCTCCAGACATGACCGCTGATCTTGATCCGGCGTTGTGGTCTTATTGGTCTGACACAGCGGTGAACCTTTCCTAATGCCCAATCTCTCCATCGGCTCATCCGCATACAAGCGCACTGACGCTCAAGTGCCAGAAGCGCGGGTCGAGAATTATTATTGGGAAAAATCCGCTGTCACGCCAAACGGTGAGATGTGGATGCCTCGCCCTGGCTTAGATTTGTTTCGGGCGGGTGTTGGTGCGCTGCGAGGTTTGTTTCGCGCGCCGGGGTGCCTAAGCGGTGACTTGATTGCGGTGATTGGTTCGTCTGTCTTTCGCATTAATGATGTGGGTGTGGCTACAAACATCGGCACGGTGTCGGGCTCAGAGCGGGTGATTATTGCGGGTAATCTGGCTGGGATTATGGTTGCCGATGGCACAAGCCTGCAATACTCCACCGGCGGGGCAATGGTCACTTGTTCCATAACCTTCACCAATCCGATTTGGGTGGGTCATACAGCGGGTTATTGGCTATGTGTAGAGGGTGGAAGCCAACGGCGCTTTTATACGCCTGACACGGCTCCGACGGTCTGGGATGGTAACTTTGATAGCGCGTCGAGTTCAACAGATCGGCTGTTAGGGTGCGCCATTATTTCAGGCCGTATCTGGGACTTTGGTGAGCGGTCGGTTGAATTCCGCTATGCGTCTGGCGATGCGGATGCACCATTTGCGGTGGAAGTCGGGCGATCTTATGAGCGCGGCTGTCTGTCGCGTGATACGATTGTTGCGTTAGACAATACTGCTATCTGGGTGGGTGATGACCGCATCATCTACCGTGGCGCAGATGTGCCACAGGCTATCTCTGATAACTTTATTGCTGAGCGTTTGGCGGAAGTTGATATAACCGATGTTTATGCGTGGGGCTTTCCTTGGCAAGGCCATGTATTTTACTGCATTACGATTGGCGACCAAGGCACGTTTGTTTATGACTTGACGACTGACCGATGGGCAAAGTGGCTAACTTATGGCCAAGACAAATGGCTTCCGGGTCTGGGCTGCATTGGCTGGGATAACTTCCCATTGGTCGGCGATACGGTTTCGGGTTCAATTTACACGCTGTCGGCTTCCAAGTTCACCGATGATGGACAACCAATTGTTGGGGTTCTGACGTTCGGGCAGGCGCTATCTGGTCAGCGTCCAACGTTTCCCAGCCTGACCATTGAAATGGTGACAGGCTACGCCACTGAGACAGGGCAAGGCTCTGACCCGCTTATTCAGGTGCGGTTCTCTCGTGATGGCGGCATTGTTTATGGGCCTTGGCGTCAAACAAGTATCGGGCTTCAAGGTGAATATAACAAGCGGGTAAGGTTTAACCGCATCGGACAATTCAAGCCTCCAGGCATTATCGGGGAAATGTCTATTTCAGACCCTGTGCCGCGTCGTGTGTCTGGGGTCTATGTCGGGGAAGCGTTCTAGTGTCTATTCCCCCGTTACCTCGCACGATGCGAATCCAAAACGCAGATGGCACGGTGTCGACTGACTTTGCGCGCTGGTGGCAATTAAACGTAGTGGCGACAGACGCTGCGCAAGTTCAAGCCCAGACGGCTGCTAGTGCGGCGACAGCGGCACAAAGCCAAGCGGCAACGGCTGCGGCTACGGCGACAAGTTCTGGATCTGGCTTTCCGTCTGGCGGCGTTGTTAATCAGCTATTTGATTGCACGTCTGCAACGCGGGTGACGATTGCCACAGTTCCATTAGTCGGTGTGACGGCGGGAACATTGCGATTTGATACCACGGCACTTTATGCGGTGTATCCAACAACTGAAATCACGGGATTCTCTACGTTCTTTGGCACGTTCTGGATTACAGAACAGGCGACAAGCGGCGGGGTTATCAACGACCTATACACCGACACTTGGACGGGCCTGAACGCGGGGCAGGGCGATGTTTCAATCTACATCGACGATCAAGCCGCCTTGGATGCAGCACGGCCTACGGTTGGTATCACAGGCAATGTGACTTACCGGCTTCAAGTGGCGCGCCAAGCTTTTGGCACTAATACTGTAACCTCCGCATTTGCGGACTTTAGAGCGGCACAGGCATCATGATCCGGCAAGCGACAAGTGATGACCTGCCACGGCTCATGGACGTGGCGGTTCAATTCTGGGCGCTAACGCCTTGGGCTTCAATGGGCATAGAGCGCGATGATGTGGCTATCTGTTCCACGTTAGAAAATGCAATCGAGAACGGCTCCTGCTTTGTCGGGGAAAAGGACGTTATTTTTGGCTTTATGGGGCCTGTCTGGGCTGCACCTCAGCACAAAATTGCTGTAGAGTTGGCATGGTGGGGAGCGGGTGAAGGCATGGAATTGCTGGAGGCGTTTGAGACATGGGCCAAGGATAACGGCGCAATCGGGGTGCAAATGTCAACGCTTGGTTCTGTGCATGATGCGCGGACTGAGGAAAAGCTAATCAAGGCGGGGTATCGGGTGTCCGAACGCGGTCTTTTTAAGGGGTTTAACTGATGGCAATTGCAACAGGCACGGCTATCGCTTTGGCGGCTGGCGCTTCGGCTGCGGGGGGTCTTTATTCGGCAAGCCAACAAAGCAGCGCGGCCAAGCGGTCGGCACAGGCGGCAACGTCTGCCAGTGACCAAAACATTGCAGAACAGCGCCGCCAGTATGACCAAACGCGCCAAGATCAAATGCCTTTCCTGCAATCGGATTACGCGCGGCGCGCGATGGCTGATCGCACCTATGGCATCCAGTCTCAGGACATGATGGGCCGTCAAAGCGTGTTCGATGGTGGCCAGCCTGGCATGTTCCAAGGCAATCAGGGCGGCATTGATTACGGGTCTTACGTCCGCAACAACCCTGACCTGATGGACGCCTACAACCAGTCTGGTGGCCAATACGGCGGTATGGAAGATTTCGGCTCTATCCATTACCAAACCCACGGACGCGGCGAAGGTCGCCAATTGCCGATGTTTGGGGCGCAACAGCAGCCACAAATGGCAATGCAACAAGGGCAAGCAGCAGGCCAACCTT